CTGGCGGTAGTCCGAACCCATTTGATCTCGGGTTCGGTATATCTACCTTACCTGGTTAACCGTTTGCAAGACGTGCAAAGTAGCTCATCGTATCCTCTTCGGCCTCAGATGTAGTATCATCATTCGATACCATCTCTTCGATGCTCTGAGGCGGAGCTTCACGCATAACCGGAGCAGGTGACTGTGCACCCAGCGAAATGCTGTCTTGTACATTCATTACTGGTTCTTGTCCCAGTACTTCGTTCAGCTTACGCTCAAGCTCTGCATAGCTCTTATAGAACTTTGGATCGGTAAATTCACCCAAATTGTGCATTGAGTTATATACACCTTCAAGCTTCGTTTCATCACCATCGAACAGTTCAGTTGGCGAATCGAACTCCGACTTATCGTAGTTGACCCAACCATCGACTTTACGAATCTTAATCTTGAAGTTAGCACCTTCCCAGAAGTCGAATGGATTCATAGGAGTCTCGTCAGCGTACTGCGGCTGCATTGCATCCATGATCTTATCAAAGATCTTTTTACCAAACTGATACATGAAGACTTTGCCTTCGTTATCAGGATTGGCCGGATCAGACACAACCAGTACGTTTGCTACGTGATGCAGACGACGCTTCTGATCACGTGCTTGCTTACGAGTCGGTGACTTATCATCATCGGACATATTCCAAAGTTTGCTGTTCAGCTTACCAACTGGATCTTCTTGACCAATCGATGTAAGCGAACGTTCGATATACCATTTACCTGTAGGTCCCTTAAATCCATGATCCCAGTAGCGTACCCACGGAAGATCTTGACCTTCTGCTGCTGGTAGGAAGCGCACGACTGCGTAACCATTACCAGCCTTATCGACTGTTGGCTTCCACATGCGTTCATCTTTGTAGTTGGATTTTTCACCGCCTCCGGTAGCTTCTGCTGCAGCTACGAGTTTATCGATGGAGTTACGGTTGCGCTTTAGATTTGCAAATGACATTGTATGTTCCTTATATTGCGTTGTATAGACTGAAGTATTTTAACATATATTTGTACTGACGTACATCTTATATATGCATCAATCGAAGAAAAGTTCATTGCTCCGTGGGATTAAATTTAAGCGCATGGCTTCACCTTCGATCTTCTCCTGGATAGGAGCAGAGACGAACTTACGTACGTCTTCTGGATCGATGCCATGATCTTCACAGATCATAAGCACCGCTTCCATATAGCTCATTTTTTTATCCAGTACGTTCTTCTCGACAAGCTTCGAGAATTCCGATTTCGTTAAAAATTTATCACTCATTTATCTAGTGCCCTTAACAAGATAGTGTCCTTGTTGATACGACCATTCACGCCAGTGATAGTCTTGGTTGTCAATGTATCCCAGAACTTGTTGATCGCTGCTGGTGTCTTAGTAAGGAAGGTGCTTAGCTGCTCTTCAGGCTTACGTAGACGGATCGCACGCGAGCGCTCGGGATCGATTCCATATATTGTACTACCACGAACTTCGAAGCCCTTAGGCGACTGTGTGACGTACTCTGTGATTATACGCTCTTTTACGTGGAATGTATACACCCGTGTTGCACCAACAATCGATGTTGGATTAATCGATGTAAGCTTGTGCTCAGGGGATTCTTTTGCGTAGTTCAGCTTGGTGACTTGCTTGTCTGCAGTCTTGACCTTCGGCTTCGAAGGTGCACGCTTTGCCTTCTTCGACAGCACATAACGTTCTGCATCATCAACAATCAATTGAACCAGCTTGAGGTAACGCTTACGCTGTGGCACAGACATGTGGCTGTAACCTTCGACAAGATCTTCGGTCTTATCGTTGATCAGCTCTTCAAGCTCTTGCTTTAGTGGGATATAGTAGTCCATGACGTGCTTCGCCGAGAACGAGTTCAGATCAGCTTTGATCATCTCGTTGTACACCGAATATTCTTCGATGTCCTGATACACACCCTTATGGAAATCATCGAGCACGTCTTCGACTTCGGCAATAAAGTCAGACGTACGCTCCTTTACGATGTCCATAGGCGACCGTACAGGCTTGGTTGGGGTATCACTGTCGTCTTGGTCTTGAAGCTTTCTTAGAGCAGCCTCACGCACGTTCTCGATGTACATACGAGCTGCTTTATCACCATCGTACTTGTCTGGCCATTTCATGCCAAGATTCTTCCACTGGATGCCAGCAGCTGGACCATAGTGTGACGTGTACATGTACTCGGGAGCGGAAAGCAGAAGCTTACGCTCTTCACCACTGAAGTTGTCGCGGATGTATGTCTTCAGGACGATGGCAACGTCCTTACGATCGAGGTCCAATCGAAAGTAATCTTGGAATGCGTGGAACGACTTGGTAGGCGCAGCTGCGATACCAGTACGTGGTTTACGAGGAAGGGGTGCGGCTTTTTTACGCCGCATGGTTTTACGTGCTACCATGATATATCTCCATAATGTAAAAGCATTGTACCACAGTTAGGAACAGGTGTAAACCCCTATTCTTCCTCGGTAGGAAGCTTTTCATTCAATTTGATAAGCTCGAGCTCGCCTTCAGAGTTATGAAATGATCTGACGAAGCCTTCTTGTGCAAGATAGGTGATAGTATTAGCGATAACAACTTCGTCGGACTTTCGACCGAAGTAGTAGCCGATCATGCCAGCACAAACCGATGCAGCGCCGATCAAGATCCAGTTTAGAGTGATTGGGTCGATGTACATCCGCGTCTCCTTACTGTTTTAGTTATTTATCGTTATCCACATCTTGCTCGTAGATATAAACTGGTCCAGGCTTATCCTCTTTCTTACGGAACAAACTGTTCCATTTGAGGATAAGCATGTATTTCATATACGTGAACCAATTCATGAGAATGAAATCACGCTATCTACACGGAACGAACGCCATGCTTGTTTGTTTACGTCCCACACAGGAACAACCTCTTCGTTGATCGAACGCACTTTCTTCTGCGAAAGTGGATCCGTCTTCGAAGCTGCAGGAATAGCATCTTCACGAAGCGTGCACACCATGTCACGCTCTTCGCCATTAGTTTTCTTAAAGATTACACGGCAGTCACGCTGTTGCAGTTCCTGCATCATAAAGTTACGATCGTATGTCATATTAGTCCCAATCATTGTCGAAGCGAGTAGTTTCACGGAAGGTTTCACCATAGTACTGGTTAGCGTACTTGGATGCGTCGGTGTAGTAGTTCGGATTCTTGGAAGTATCTTCACCGGGTGCATCCATAAAGCCACGTTTGGCTTTGGGTGCTTTGCGGAATACGGTAGCCGATTGTTTACGGATCTTAGCCATATTCTTCTTACGCTCAGCGATTTCTTTGATCAGAGCCAAGCGGTCGGATTGAGTGGTTGCGATTTTCATGTAAATCTCCATAATTTATAAGTGCATCATGTCACAAGAAAAGGGGGATGTAAACCCCCTTTTATGCTGCCATACCGATTTCTTCAATCTCATCGTCGAACAAGAAAAGCTCTTTAAAGCCAAAGTTATCGACCATGTAGAACCGGCCATTTTTGGAAAAGATATCGCCAACCGATGTGAAGTGCATTTTACCAAAGTGTTCGATCACCGTATCGGTTTGGATGTTGGTAGCTTCGAAAGCTTCTTCCAAATCGTTGGTGTGGACCTTTGCCACCGGTACGAAGTACTGGAGCATATCCGGGTTAAAGTCTTCCGAACCGAACATCAACTTGCGCTTAGCGTCGATTGCGTTTTGACCGATTTGGGTGTTGATTTGGTAGATAGTGATCATGTGATCCTCCTTGGTTACATATAAGATATAATGTATCCAACACCAAATGTAAACCCCCCTAGGTCACTTTTTTTCATTTTTTTCAAAAGAAGTTTTGTATGCGCCTTCGGTTGTACGCATAGCAATCAAGACCTCTTGGAACTGACGATGCGACATAACGATTAAATCATACTTGTCAGTTATCTCATTGTACTGGCGTATGAACACGCCAGCATCATCGATAGTTACCTCTACATCA